TGCTTCTAAAGTAGGAATGTTTTTCGAGTGAAGAAAGACTGTCTCATCATCTTCTACTGCAATAAGTTCATAGGCAGAGCCGTTCTTATACACACGAACAACTCCACCATTATCTTGAATCCAATATTCTGAGATTAACACTTTAGGCATCAGTCAATTCCTTATGCCATCCCTTCAAGAATGGTAAATGATTTACCAAAATCTCTGCACACTTATGAGCAACTTCTCTGTGTTCTTTCTGTGTGCCGTTGCCACAACGCAGTTCGCAATAATGAATCCATGACCGAACATTGCCTTTCATATACATACGAGACTGCATATTACCTTCAGGCAACACAGCACGGGCTTGCTCTTTAGCAATACCTTTTTCTAGTGCTTCTTTGTAGATACGCTGGGAGTGAGTCGTCATAAACTTTTGCTGTGCATCCCACCAAGCCTGTAATTCAACATCACCAGTCTCAATAGAGTTTTGACGGTTCTTTGTATCCTGCAATCGTGCTTCACGCATATACACAGCAAGGTCTTTAGTCGGGTCAGCATACCGTTGACTAAACTCTTGAAATGAAAATGAACGGTGCCGCAGGATTTGCCGTGCAATGTCACGGGTTGTATTAATCTCCACAGTCATGTCAACCATTTCAAACGGAGACCAGTGCTTGTTATCAATCAAGTATTTCAGTAGTTTCTCAATTGTATCAAAGTTATTCTGATTGCTTGGATTAGAAATTCTTGCACAATACCCAATAATGTCTTGTGCAGACATTTTCTTACCTGTGCCATCTGAATAGGCATTAATCAGTGAGGAAGTGATTGAAACGGGAATTACAGTTTGGTTCATATCTTAAAATCCTTAAATTTATCACCAGAGGGGGTTTTGTCAAATACAGGAATGCCATCATCGATGAGAGTTTGGTCAGTAGCTTCCACATCATAAAGTCTCATCTTTGATCTATCTATGCCTACCACAAAACGTTTGTTCCTGTTAGGGTCATTATAACGGTTCTTCAGTTGCTTTACCATAATCTGACCAGATTGCTCAAGTTCCTCATTAGAAACAAAAGCAAGCATTAGGTCAGCCGTAGCAGGAAGACCAAATGATTCTGAAGTATCTTCAAGACCGGGATCAGAGTTACTAAAACCAGAACGTGTGGTCTGAGTAGCAGATACAACAGGCACAGCAAACTCTACAGCAATACCACGCAGTTCTTCAGCAATGGCTTTGACATACGTGTAAGAGTTGATTGCTCCACCCATAGACTTCATACGAGACGATGCACAAATATTCAGATAGTCAATAAAGATGATATCAGGAATAAAAGACTTTTTGAGTTTCAGTTCCTTCAACAGCGCTCTAAAATGACCTGCATGTGCTGCACCTGTAGGATATTCTTTCACAATCAATTTACCTACAGTTTTCTTAGCAAGGTTATTAACCTTCTCAGTAAACATAGTCTTAGGCAGTTTGTCTAATTGGTCAATAGGAATATCTAACAGATTAGCATCAATACGTTCTGCAATCCGTTCTTCTGCCATTTCCATAGTGATATAGAGAACATTCTTGCCTTGCAGCAGTGAACTAGCAGCAATATGACACATACCCAATGACTTACCAACGCCTGTACCTGCAAGAATGATATTCAAAGTTTTATCAGGCAGACCACCTTTAGTAATGATATTCAACAGTTCAATATCAAAAGGTATTTTCTCTTCTACACGATTATAGAAGTCAAAACGGTCTTCTGCATTATCAATATAGTCGTGACCAATATTGTTATCAAACCCCACTCCTAGTGCTTCAGACAGAAGTTCTGGGATAGCATTCTTAGTCATCTTCTCATTCTTACCATCAAGAATGTTGATAGACTCCATAATAGCAATATGCAAGGCACGCTCTTGGCACCAGTTCTCTGTCTTCTCAAGTAGAAAATCAGGATCAATATCTACAGGAGAAAAAATCTCTGGAAGCATACCAGAGACTTCTGTGAACATATCATCTGAGATTTTCTCATTCTGTTCTAAGTCAATACGAAATGCTTCCAGAGTTGGTAGTGTGTTGTGTCTATCTACAAATGCAGCAACCTGCTTGAAGACCAGTTTCAATGGACCTTCAAAGTAGTTTGGTTTTAGAAAAGGAACAACTTTCCTAAGATACTCTTCATTAGTCAAGAGTGATCGTAGTATTGTCCGGTTCAGGTTCTCGCTCATTTAGGATTGCATTCCCTTCATCTAAGGCTGTAGTTAAAGTAGAAACCACAACATCACCAATATGTTGTTCAAATTCTGGATGGGTTTCTGGAGTCAGGTTGTGGGGATTATTGTATAGTTCATAGGTAAACGACAGTATACCTTCTTCTTCAGAACTGTCAATGTCGGAGATGGAGATATCTCCAATAGCAACTACAGTATTTTGGTAAGGTTCAGCAATAAACTGAACCCCCCAATCTGTAATCTTGCCCTGAACATTGGTAGGTTCAATACCTACAACTTTCCAATCATCCCATTCTTTAAGGGGTTTCAATTTCATCTACATCTACCACTTCAACATTGATTTTACCATTGATTTTAAAGTTTTCTTCTACAAAATCTTTGAAATTATTAGAAGCAAGTATATCAGACCAAAAGTCTGCTGTCAACTCTTTTGCTCGGTATTTCTTGTCTTCGACTTCACCTGTTTCTTGGTCAACTTTTGAATACCAGCCGTTAGAAGGCTTGACAACGAACTGTCCCGCCAGAGCAACATCAAGTAGACCGGAATAGGCATCGACGCCGCCTTCCCAAGTAACCGAGATAGGAATGATTGATTTTTCACGGACATATCTAGATTTCTCCACATTAATTACAAAATCATAACCTACAATAGAGGTTCCTTCTTTATTCTGTCTACGACCCAAAATCCAGATATCATCAGCAGAATAGTAAAGACCAGTGCCACCTGATACAATTTTCTTAGAATACATTTCTTGAGTATCGTAAGTGTGAGCAATACCAAGGAAAGGAATATCTTTCATACTCAAGTGCGGGGTAATCATACGGAACACTGACTTCATGACCTTAGCTCTTGTCATATCTTGTGTAGACTTTTCTGCCAGTGCATCATCAATTTCTTTCTTAGAAGCAAGGTTTCCCAATGAATCAACTACAACAATAACCTTGTCACCCTTCTCTAGATTTTCAAGTTGAGAAACAAGATCAAACTTCAACTCTTCAAGGTTCACAATAGGAGTGTGAAGCACTCGTTCCATATCAATACCAAACATTTCAAAGTATGACTGAGGTGAACCAAACTCAGAATCATAGAATAGCATCACAGCATCCTCATGCTGCTTCATATAAGCCGATGCAATCTTGAGAGCAAAACTGGTCTTGAAGTGCTTAGAAGGTCCAGCAAAAATAGTCACACCGGGAGACAGGCCACCTTCTAAAGAGCCAGACAATGCTACGTTGAGCATAGGCACATCTGTAGGTGACATATCTTTTTTGCCATAGTATTTGGACTTGGTAATGATATCAGAATCCAGTTTAGAATTCTTTTTTAGTTTATCCATAATTGAAGGCATTGACTATTTTCCTTGTTTGTTGTATGCTTTCCATTGACGACGTTTATGCTTATTCTTTGGTCGTGAGTTGGAAGACTTACCAATTGAAGTGCGGCTATGGGGATTAGAATGCCCCTGCTTTACACCTTTAACTGACATATAATTTACTCCTATATCTACAAGTTAGAAGAGCATTATATATCAGTCTGCCTTGCTTGTCAACTCTTTTTTTGTATAAATAAAAGACTAAACATAACCCAAGGCAAACACTATGTTCAAAAAAATGTTTGCTGCTTTCATTATGTTGTTTTTGACTACAGCAGCATATGCGCAAGAAGAAACAACCAATGATCCTATCGTCACTGAGAATACAACTACAAGTACTGTAACAACTACCAGTGATGCTACCAATACTATTATTACTGCACCACCATCTGCTATTGCTCCTAACATTAATACAGCAAATTCAGACATTTGTACCATTGGTGTATCAGGTGCAGTGCAAACACAAATTCTAGGTATTTCTGCTGGTTCTACAGTGAGAGATATGAATTGTGAAAAACTCAAGAATGCTAAAACTCTATACGATATGGGTATGAAAGTTGCTGCTGTATCAGTTATGTGTCAAGACCCACGAATCTTTACAGCAATGATGGACGCAGGAACGCCCTGCCCTATTGATGGATTGATTGGTGAGCAGGCTAAGAATGAATGGAATAGTCCAGAAAATCAAGACCGCAGACCAGATACACAAACAAATAGAGGTATAAATGTTGACTCGGATACTCGCACCACTCTTATCGGCGGTGCTATCGTTGTCGGTATTCTCGCATTACTCTTGGGCGGATAGTGTTTATGGTGTGACCAATAACGCCGCAGTAAACGGTCTTAATTGGTCAATGACTGGTGTTTTACCAGACTTTTCATCCCCTAATGTAACTCTGCAAGTCAATGGCGTAACATACTATTATGTCATGACCAAGGATGCTGAAGACATTGCAAAGGTATATGTGCGCAATGAAGATGCTATTAATGGTGGATATGTCTTTGAGGAAGTGGATGATTGGTCTGGATTACCCGGCAACTCTATTCAAAAGAACTTCAGGTTTACAGGAATTCCCGGTGAACAATGGGGTCAAGGCAGCATGGAAGTAGAAGGTAACGGTACAATATCAGACCCATCTATGGTTTATTCTTATAGGATGGATATTACTACACCTGACATTATCTGCACAAATCCACTTACTGATCCTACATGTCCCGGTTTTTTAGATGCTGTTTATAAATATGTAAGTGGGTTTGAAACTATGAAACCAGATGATGAGTTTTATGAATACTGGTTGCAGTTACAAGAGGCTCGCAAAGTTGAAGTAGTAGAAGAAGAAATTATTATAGAAGAGGATGAAGAAGAAGAAACACTTGAGTTAGTTTTAAGAGTTGATCCAAGAGTTGGTGGTATAGTTGACCTAGACCGACAAGAAGAAATGCTCAGAAAACTTAATCCAGAACCTCTTTTAATTCCTTACTATATGGTTGAATATCAGGGATTGATTGACTACCCTGACATACATATCATTGAAGATAAAATGCAAATGCCTGATAATAACAGGGCGCTGAGACAGTTGGCAGGTGAAGCCAAGCATTATTCTATGGTACGCTCTCAATATGATAGAGAACAATTAACCGGAGAATAAAAAATGTTAAGAACAATCTTAACGTTGTCTGCTTTTATTGTAGCAGGGATTGCAAATGCAGAATCTGTTCCAATCACAGGCAGCGTATCTTCTAAGTGCAGTATCTATACTGACACTGCTGGTGTATACGGCAACCCTACGCCCGATGCACTTAGCACAGACCCTGTAGATGGTGGTGTATTCCCTGTTGTGCGGTATGACGTAACAGCAGCAGACTATTACACTGCTAAGATTTCTTGGCCACAAGAATTTGCTGCATCACCTAATCTTACTGATGCTTTGAATTGGGATGGTGAAGTAACTGTATCTTCAACATCTGATGCTCTTATGTCTGGATATGAAGCAGCAAAGGTAGAGTATAACAATGTAACAGAATATGATCTTTCTGTTGCAGGTTCAACATGGTTTCAAATTGATTCTGAAGTAACCTATGGATTTGGCAAGTCATTTCCGGGTGGTGAGTATTCTGCAAATATCACAGCGGAGTGTATTGCAAACTGATGAAGAAATTTATTACGGCAGTGGTGGCAGTCTTGATAGCTACTACTGCACAGGCACATGAATGGACACCGACCTATCCTAAGTTTGAATCATCATTCTTAGATGATATTGTTGTGACTACTATGACACTTTTTAATAAAAGAAAAGATATAGAATACTATGAGATTTCAGTCTATGATAAAGACTGGAACCCTGTGCCTTTTGCTTCTACACAAAAATTAATTAATGTTCCATATTTGGGTCAAAAGTCTGTTGATATTTACATCAGAGAAAAAGACTTTAATCGTATTGAATACATCTGCACAACATCTAAAAGAATACTAGAGGATACACAATCTACGGGTATTGATTCTAGAATATGCTCAAAGGTGTAATATGATTAACTATAATATATCAAGATTACTCCTTCTAGCACTCGTTTTTATTTTACTATATGCAACTGTTGCATTTGGACAGTCCAGTTCTCTTAATCTATCTTTGCCTACTGCTCCGGGTAGTTATCAATCAGATAGATTTAAGGCTGGTGACCTAGACTGTTCTAATGCAATTGGTAGTGCCACGAATTTAGAGTTTGGTGTTACTGGCATTATTGGCAGAGGATATACTGATCCTCTTTCTGGTTATGTTGATTCACGGGTCGGAGACGTTGGCGTCTTTGCTAGAATTATTATTCCTTTAGGTCAAAAACCAAAGTCAAGAATTGACTGTAATGAACTATACCAACTAGAACTGCGTAAAAAACAGTTGGAAGTGATGCGCCTTGAACAAGAGATACAGCAACTTCGGGCATTACAATTCCAATAGGAGAAACTAACAGTGTACGAGTATAGAGCGAATTTGGTTAAGGTTGTAGATGGAGACACAGTTGATGTTGACATTGACCTTGGGTTTGGTATCTGGATGCGAGACGAAAGAGTCCGCATTATGGGCATTGATACACCAGAGTCTAGAACTAGAGACCAAGTTGAAAAGTTATTCGGTCTTGCAGCAAAAAATAGAGTTAAAGAAATGTTAGAAAAGAATGTTGTTCTTAAAACATTTGCTGCTAAAGACGGTGAAGATATGAAAGGTAAGTTTGGTAGAATTCTTGGTGATTTCTTTATTGAGTCTGAAGGAAAACTACTGACTGAAGTTATGATTGAAGAAGGCCATGCAGTACCATATCATGGTCAAAGTAAAGATGATATTCAAGCTCTACACCTTTCCAATAGAGAAAGATTGGTAGCAAAAGGTGTTGTTATTTTAGAAGATATTTTAGATGAAGGATTAAAGTAATGGATGAAGAACAAAAGACAAATCAAGTGCCAAAGACTGTAGAACCAAAGACAGAAGTTCCAATTGATATGCCTGAAGGTAAGATGGAAATTTCTCTCAGAGTATTAAGTAATGAACTTATTGGTGTGAAAATGTCTGTTGATGATATGAAAATGAAGTGGGTCATTATCGGTGTAGGTGCTATCGGAGCATTACTCTGGGCA